ACAATAGACTCAATTAGCATTGGGTACATTGGACTATCAGGTGACATGGTTTGTAGGAGCTGAACCAACTGAGTCACTTCGTATTCACGTGCGATGATGCCGAGTGAAGACGTAGGAATAAATTTATAGTCAGCTACAGGGTACACTTCAGGGTTAAACTGCATATAACGCCACGCAGTCTTTTGTACCATTGGAATTAAGAACAATTCTTGGAAATTGATAAGGGTACGTTTATGACGCTTGATGATAGCACCAAGAGACATTGAAATACCCGCTGCAGTTGCATCACCGTTGATAGATCCTGGGATACCGGCAGCGTCAATAGCACCAGTAGCTTGTTGAACCATCTGCTGCAAAGACGCAGCTTGAGCGAATGATGTCTGATCTAAACCACCAAACTTAAATGGCTGTAGAATCTCTGAAGGATTACCGTTAGTGAGTAGCATCTTACCAGGACGAATCTCTGGCTTCATACCACGAGGTAGACGAGAAGCGTCAATAGCCATCATTGGGTGAATTGTAAGCGCTAGAGCGTCAATGCGAGCACGTAATTCAGTGTCTAGAGCCTTCTGAGAGTTGTAACCTTTCTCACAGACACCACGACCCCAGAAGCGAGACGGTACTACGTCCCATGGGAACGCCACTACGGGACGATCTTGCATCATGTAGGGGTTCTCTTCGATCTTCAGCAAAGTCCCGCCATTGGCGATTACAACGACTGCCTCAACGTACTGAGATTCACCTTCTTGTTTCTCTGTGAGTTCTACAATCTCTTCGTCTTCTTCCATTTGCATGGAATTCTCGAATAATTCACGAGGTACAAGACCATAGTACTTGGTTAGGCGTACTTTATCTTCAGGATAAGCCTGTAACTGACGATCTGGTTCAAGATCATAGTCAACAGCTGCTAATTCGATTGGTACATCACGGTATATACCATTCTCAATGTCACGTTCTACTTGATGGATCGGTACAAACTCATCAATAGCAACACCAAGTGCATCTTCAATGTTAGTAGCAATAGGATCAATCAGGAAGTTTTGAGGTAGGACAGGACGTAATTTAACAACAAAACGATCTTTGATGTTAACACCTACTGCTTCAAGCTCACCTTCCATCATAGGTTGTGTACCTGGTGACATCTCCTTAACTTCTTCAAGGACAATTTCACCAACACCAGTACCGAATACTGCTGCGTTTAGGATACATTCTGCTACAGCTTTACGAGTCTTAGTAAATTTAAAGTCCTCATCAAGCTGATTACGTAAGAACATGATGTCTGAGGTATCTTGGTCTTGAATATCATCTCGAATATCAAACCATTTACCACGACCGAAGGTAGCTTCTTCAACTTCAGCTACACTAGACTCTACAGCTTGCTGCAAAGCAGGGCTAATGATCTTAGAACGCTCTGATTGACGCATTGAGTCTTCTTGCGCCCAGATACCACGCCATAAGCGGTAATATTCTTCATGGTTTTCAGCGTAGTTTGAATCGTAGTGGTCACGCCATGCGTCACACTTAGTCATTACCCAATCAGTAACGTCTTGCTGAATGTATTTATCTTCCATAGTTTAGTACCCTGCTAGTGGATCTAGCATTTCAAAGTCATCAAAATCAAAATCATCGTAATGATACGGCACCTTAGCGAGCTGATCGATGTATGCTAGAGCATCAATCAAGTCATCATGTACCAATGGATTAGGGAATTGGAACAGTTGGTCTAGAAATTCATTATTCCATTCGCCTTTGTTAAGTGAAACATAGCCGTTTTCAAAACGTCCTTGTAATGCCCAGATAATACGGTCAGTCTTCTTCTTGTTACCGTGAGTGAGTTCATCCACTCTAAAAAACTTCTGGCGTCTCTTTTGTAAATCCATCAAAGGAGACATTACTGCTTGCTTAGCAATACCTTTCTCAATACCTACAGCAACTGGTTCATACTTTGCTACAGCTTCAAAGATCTTGTTAGCGGTTTTGTTCAGATCCCATCTACCATGAATGATATCTGCTATCCACCAACCTTCTTCGTTTACTTTAGCAACAACAATTGCTGTACTGTCAAGGCGTTTAGACTTACCTTGACTGATGGCAGTGACGTCTTCAAAACCTGCAAGGTCAACAGCAATGTAGTAATCACCTACATCTGGTTCATTCTCATTGACTTGAATCCATTCTTCTTTAAAGATCTCTGAACCTTGTGCTTCAAATGATGCTAAGAATTCTTGTCTAAACGCATAACTAGACATTGACTTCTTAGCAACATCAATCTCTTCAGGATCTAGTAGAGGGTTGTCGTAAGATGTAAAGTGCCAAGATTTGTAGGTAGGATCATCTCCAAGCTCACCGTACTGGTACAGATCGTAGAAGTGATTACGTCCCATCGGTGTACCAATAAACATAGCATGACCTTTCTGGTCAGCAAGTGCAGGACGTAGAATCTGTTCCCATACTGAAGGCTTCATGTCAGCGTATTCGTCAAGTACCAAGAACTTAAGACTTACACCACGCATGGTCTCAGGACGGTCAGAACCTTTTAACGATATGGTTGTACCGTTAACAAGCGTTACTTGTAGATTGTTAATGTGACTAGATTTGATAACAGAGTGACCTAGCTCAAGAAGCGTAGACCACATGATGTCACGTGCTTGTCCTTGTGTAGGAGCAACGTAGAAGACATGACCTTTGTCAGTTTGTAGTGCATTAATGATTAACATCCATGCAGCGAGTCTTGACTTACCTGTACGACGTCCTGCAGCAACAATCTTAAAACGTGTCTTGTCAGCAAAGACATCCTGCTGCCATGGTAACAGTTTAACGTTTAAATCTGTCATCGTTAATCAAACAAACCACGAAGATAGCTGTCCATACCAAGAAGCTCACCTCTTGATACCTCTTCTTCTGTTGCAATGTTGTTCTGCCACATCTGTTTTTTAACAGGTACTTCTTTTGGATTTCCTTTCCAGTGCCATTGTATCCACGCATCATCAAGAGGGATCTTACCCTGTACCAACGCATTCAGATTGCTTTCAGGTGCTTCAGACTTATCTGCTAAGAACAACAAGTCCTGAGTATCTTCAGTTAATCTAGCAAAGTCAGGATCATCTTTTTTTAATTCACGCTGATCTGCTTTTGGTAGCATTGACAGATCAGACTCATAACGCTTTAAGAACTTCTTAAGACGGTTTAGTGCAGTCTTGTTTGTACCTGAACCTTTACCACGAGCAACTTCGTACTGGTATTTACCTCTACCGTATCCTTTAGGATCATCACCTTGTACACGAGAAGGTATGTTGTTAGATTCTATCTCACCAACACTATTACGCCATTGTTCAAAAACACTGGTTTCTTCTGGTGTCCACTGACGTCTTTCAGCTTCTTTCTCTAACAAGGCTTGGTAATTAGGCATCTTCGTACTCTGCATCAATAACATCATCAGTATCAGCTCCAGGGCTAATATCAACCCCACCAATACCACTAATGTTAATTTGTATCGCATTACGACCAGATCCTTTTACAACATCTTTTTCAAAAGCAGCTGTTGGTAAAACACGGTCTGTAATTATCTTCCATGCAGCAGATTGGTGTTTATGATCATCATCTAACGCTGCATCAAATATCTTTTCTAGAACCTTAACACTCTTTGGAGAAGCTAACATCCTAGCTTTGTATTCGTTGATGATTGCTGCATCCCCTTTAGGACGTCCTCTAACACCCCTGTTTCCTTTCTTAACAGCCTCTAAGTCTTTTTTACGGGGTCTTCCACGTTTAGGGGTTTGTACCGTGCTTTCTGTTAAGGAAACATCATCTGTTTCAACAACAGGGGTAACATCTTCTTCTGACATATCTATGTAATCTCTGTAGTGTTCTTACATTCTTAGTATTGCTAGAGATGGTATATTTAATAATAATTATAAATAAACCAACTCTAACACCTCTAAAAAGCTCTTTAAAGAATGTACCATTACTTAAGCATCAACTATGTAATTATTATAGCATATTTTTTTAAATTTGTCAAGTACTTTTTGTAAGATTATGTAAATTAGTTAGGGATAACAGCAAAAACAGTGCATTTTCCTCTTCTGAGAACTGGTTTAGTATGCTCATCCTTTTTCAGCGGGTTTCAGTAGGTACTGTGTTCCGCAGAGGCGCCGATATTTCTATAATATTATCAAATACTTGTAAGTTAATGAATACTTACATCATTTTCTTTCATTTTTTAGCTTTTTTTGTATGCTAGTGGGTGCGTTAATTATTCTACAGCCTCCGCCGCCTCCCCCGCCCCATACTACATCTTGTGGTAGAAATTACACAATGACACAATATGTAGTGATAATGACACAGTGTGGTAAAATATACACAGTCTACAGAGTTTGTGGTAAAAAGTACACAGTATTGTGGTAGAAATTACACAGGTGATGGAGTTTGTGGTAAAAATTACACAGTGATGTGAGTGATGGTGTAGGTGCTAT